TAATAGTGCTTCTACTACTGCTCTATTTACAGCATTTATTGCTAGAGTTGCTATTGTTGTAGTTCCATTTAGAGCAGTAGTAGAAGCACTATTACCTATCGTAACCACTCCAGATGTAGTTCCAGCCGCAATATTTACATTTGTTACTGGAGTTGTACCTGCTCCTGATGCTAAATTAATTGTTCCAGAACATGATGCCCCGTTAAGAATATTTACAGTTCCAGAATGAGAACCACCATTTGAAAGATTCAGACTATGTGAACAAGCATTACCATCACCAATACCAATAGCACCAGTTCTACTTGCTGCTTGTCCGATACCTATTCCTCCTCCAACTGATGCATTACACATAGTGATTGCTCCAGATGTAGTTGAACCACAAAATGCAAAATTAGCACCTGCTGTTGCCCCTCCAATCCCTGTTGCTAAAATATTACTGCTAAATGTTTTCGTACCGGCTATATTTGTATTTGAGCTATTAGGAACATAATTTGTTGTTAAATAGGCTGAATTAACAGGATTTGATGTATTAGATGGAAATGTTAATGTTGGAACTGTAACAGTAGAACCAAATCCGTTTGTTCCAGTCCAACTATTATTTTTATTAAGTAAATCAGTGCCTTCAATAATAGGGCATGTTAAATATGAGTAATAATTTCCTTGATAATAACTATCAAGAGTATTCACTCCACCAGTTACAGCACCTAATGAAAAAACTTCAATTACAATACGGTCTTCTAAATCAACAGAAATTGGTCCTAATGATAATGATGCGAAATAAAGATTTGGTGTAGCTAAATCAACGACTTGTGAATTACCAGATGTTCCTCGAAATGTAGTTACACCAGTGGATGGTTTATAGGTTGATAATATAAAATAATAAACAATTGTTCCTGTAGGTGTAACTGTATTATTTTGATTACCCCATTGATTTAATTCCCATATTCCACTTGGTATAGTTGTAATATTTGGAACACCTACATCAGAAATAAATTTAGCTATTGAATTTAGTCCTAATGCAGGTTTATTGACAGTCTGTAATGTCGATATTACAATACTATTTCCAAGTTGTTTAATCGGTGATCCAAGATTACTATTAACTGAATAATTAAAATAAAAGAAATTACTACCACCAGATGCAATTCGTGAATCAACATATGCTTTATTTGTTAAATCTTCGCTAAATGTTGGAATTACATCACAATGTGGTACTAAATCAAATGTTGCTTGTCCTGTTGATTGTAAACTTCCGTTTATTGTTGTATCAGATGTTGAACTTCCTATATTTATAGGATTTACTAAAGTACTTCCTGTTCCGATATTAATTACACTTGTTGATGTACGTCCAACATTAGTACCAATATTTAAATCTCCTGTTGTTTGTAGATTTCCAATATTAATATCACCTGTTGTATTAGCAACATTATTTATTCCTGATCCTGCCATATCTATACTACTACAATGTACAGAGTTTGTACCATTATTAATTTTAATTGTTCTTGTTCCTGTATTTGTACCTATAGCAATAGCAGGATCTGCATTTGTGTTATTAGTAGCTATAGTATTAATAAAAATAGTACCTGTATTAGTAGCACTACCTATTACTAAATTACTTGATGTGGATGTTGTGTTTAAATTATTAGTAGCAATACCTGTTGTAGCTGTCATTACTCCATCACATAAAAGTGTTCCATAATTTCTTACGGCTGATGTTGCTGATCCTAATTTTATGGTATCTGTTGCTCCTAAAGCCTCTCCTATTATAATACCTGCACCTACTGCTGTTACTCGTCGTTCTATTTGATTTGTTTCTAAATATGCTATTTTTACGTCAGTTGCATAAGTTATAGGACTCATTAAATATGTATCTTGTATATCTGATCCTAAATATAATGTATTTGAGGTATCTCCAATAGTTAAATCTCCAATATTATTTACTGTAGTTGTTTTAATTCCTGCATTAAATGTTTCTAAAGCAGTTGCTGTGTCTGCTACTGTTTTTCTTAAATATAAGGCATTTGCCATAGATTCTGTTAAAGCTCCTTCATCTGTATCTGGTATAAAATTATTTGAATCAAATATAGGAACTATTTCTGTTGGTGCTGTATATGCGGTCATTATTATAAAGATATATAATTATATCTTTAAAATAGATTAATATAAATGCTAGATAAAACAGTTTACAAACTGTTTGAAAAATCAAACTATTTTATAAACTTCAAATTTATATTATAATCCATGATCTAAATCAGAAGTTGATTCTTCTATTTTTATTTTAAGACCTTTATACACCCATTTACCCTTATATTCTTTTGTAGTACATTTAAATGATTTATTATATACTTCATCAAACTTTGTAAATAATACACTTACTTTTAATGGTTTTAAACTATTTTCTTTACACCATAAATCATATAAACTTTTAATTTCTGATTTTAAATATAATCCAGTATCACATGTATCAAATGTATCATCAATAAAATTAGTAATATTAGATTGTTCTCTAATGTACTCATTTTGTGCTTCTAACATTTCTCCTGTAGGATTAAATTTTTTATTTTTATAATATTCAATAGCACCATCTACACACCATGAAAAGAATTCATTCATATATTTTTGTTCTACAACTTTATCAATTGATTCAATTCTAATAAATTCATTAGGTTTTACAGGACTATCTACAAATCTAGCATTGAAAGGAACTAATCTTACACGATCAACATTTGCACGATCATTAGCATTAAAATCAGGTTTAAAATTTGTACATAACATTAATTTACATTGTGGAATAAACGATACAGGATCTTTATATAATCCTCTAGCTGTTATAGTATCATTACCACTAATCATTTTAATAATAGATTCATTAAGTGCATCATTTGCCTCTGTTTCACTAAATGAAGCCATTCTACAATCTTTTATTTGTAATACTTCTGACCCTCCAGTCTTACCTGAATTATTATTAATAAATACACATTTTGAAACTGCTTGATATTGTTCTTTTAATATTTTATTCATTAAATTTAAAATCATACTTTTTCCATTTGCACCAATGCCATAAAGTATGAAGTAAACTCTTGCTGAAATATCACCGGTTAAACAATATCCTAAAATCTTTTGAAGGTATTTAATATTTTCTTCATTATTACACATAATCTTTCCTATAATCTCTAACATCTCAGGACTTCGTTTAGTTGTATATTCTACATCACATTTATAAGTGAAATAATCACTTTTAGATATAGGACGTACTTTACCATTTGTAAGATCAATAACATTACATTTACTAATTGGAAGAAGATAATCAAATGACCTATTTAGTTTATCATAGAAATTATCATCTGAAATAATTTCTTCATAATATCCGTATACATTTTTTAAATTTTGGTACTTAGTTATTTTATTTGTTTGTTTTGTTAATATAATAATATCATCTCTTGAAATTTTATTAGATGAAATATATAATCGTAATGTATGATCAAAAAAAGATGACATATCATAAATGATAGTTCCAACACTAATTTGAGACCATAACATACGGGTGTCTTCACCCATATCAAAACCATATAAATACTTTTTTGAGTACTTATGCTTACCTAATCTAAAATCCCAATAAAATTTAGCCATCTTCTGTTCATTTTCAAGAATAGAAAAGTATTGTGAAAATTCAGGGTATTCGTTTGTTAATAATAGTTCCAAATTCATTAATATATATATATAATAAATCTTTATATCATTTTTTAAGTTTGGTAATTTCCAAACTTATTATTTTTATTTTGGAACTATTTATTTTACTTTTCCTCTTTTTTCTCTTTTTCCTCTTTCTCTCTATAAAGTAAAATATTACCCAAAGTTCCAAAGTTCCAAAAGTTTTTCAATTTCCTAAACTCTCTCTAGAAAGCTTACTTCCGTAAGCAAGTTTATAATTCTCTCTTTTTTTTGGAACTTTGGAACTTTACTAATATATACTATACTTAAACTATTATTAATATATTTTTATTTATAGAGAAAAGAAGTAAAAAGAATAATAATGGAAAATAAAAGTAAACAAATTCACTTATATTCAAATCCTGATAAAGTTCAAAAAAAGGCTAAAATGTTAGGATTAAACCCCGTTGAGTTATCATCGAGAAAAACAAAGAAATATATGATTCGTGATAATAACGGTGATGTAAAACATTTTGGTCAGATGTTATATCAGGATTTTACTAAGACCAACGACAAAAAGAAAAGAGAAAACTTTAGAAGTAGGAATTGGAGATGGGAGCATGCACCTAAGTATAGTCCTGCGTTTCTTGCATATCATTTATTATGGTAGGTCATATAAAACAATATAAGAATATATTATATATATAATATAATGAAACCTCAAATGGTAATAAATAAAAAAATGATTAATGGAATTTTATCAACTTCTATTAAGACAGTTGATAAAGATATAATGGAAAAGGATGGTTTTAAATTAATCTATAATAAAAAATATAAACTATATATTAATAAAATTAGGGTTCGTTAATTACAACCCTTTTTTAATAGCTTTAAAATCTAATTCATATTTGGTACAATTCTTTAGTGCTATATCATTTAATGTATCATATACAGCACACCAATTTTTATTAGGAAATTTATATCTTTTATATAAACATGAATGACATGATCCTTTAATTCCATAAATAACTGGGATAGTGGCTATAATAAAATAAATAATAATAATAACTTGTATAATTTCATATTCAATTTTCATTATATAGTATAAAGATTAATTCTTTATACTATTTAATGGTTCAATTTAAAGTTTGGGTAGAAAGTACAGGACGTAAAAGTATTACTTATATTATAGGTCATAATTTAACTGATACAGAAGTTATATATCAATTAAAAATTATTAAAAAGAAACTAGGTTGTAATGGAACTACAAAAAAGATTACTACAGATAAAAAACAGGCTATATTTACAGATGCTATAATGCTTCAAGGAAATCATGAAGACTATATTAATGAATATTTTACTAATAATAATATGTATGATACTTTATATAATTTTTAAAATTAAATTTAAAGATTGAAATTATATTATTAATAATAATGGTTAAGAAAATTGATAAAAAAGATTTTAAAAATTTTGTAGAGGCGTCTTATAAAAATAAAAGGGATGCTGCTAATGTAAGTGGATATGAATTAGATAAAGAGTTATCAACAAAAAGAGATAAAGTATATGTGGATTCTCAAGGGAATGTAATTCATGCAATTGCAGGAACTGATAGTATGAAGGATTGGTCAAACAATGCTTTAATTCCTTTAGGTTTACATACTAAAACTAATAGATATAAAAATTCAGAAAGAATTCAAAGAGAAGCCAATAAAAAATATGGAAAAGAAAATGTAAGTTTAGTTTCACATTCTCAATCTGGAAACATTGCCGAGAATCTTGCAAATAAAGGATTAGTAGGCGGATTTAATACAACATTAAATCCTGCAATTATTGGAAAACATAATAAAAATTTAAGTGTTATTAAAAGTGAATATGATCCAGTTTCATTATTTACAAAAACTAATAAACATGATGATATTTTAAAAGCAACATCTTACAATCCTTTAACTGAACATTCTACTGCAATATTAGGTTCAGGTATCAATTTAAAGAAAACAAAACAATATATTAATAATATGAATCCTTCAAAATATAATGAATCAGAATTAATTGATAGAATGGCTAAACTATCACATGATATACATGTACATAAAAAAGTACATGGAAATAAAAAGAACCTTATTAAAGCATATGAACTAGTCGGTAAAGGTATTATAGATACTATGTCAGGATGCGGTCAGAAAGGATCTGACTCTGGAAATAAAAATGTAGATAAATTTAATGATTGGTTTAAAGCTATTGGAAATAAATTTAAACCTTTAAATAAAAATCTATCACCAATTAAACATGCGGGAACAGATGCAGCTGTTACATATATTGAAGAAGAAACTATGTCTCCGGAAGATCGATTTCAAAGAGGTTTAGATATGTATCAAAGAGAAGCACCTGAGACAGCAGAAACATTTAAACCAAGTAAAAAAGGAGGTAAAAAAGGAAGGAGACCAACTCCTGAACCTCCAAGACGACCACCTCCTCCAGACTATAATGATTATTACCAACCAAGAACTCCTCAACCTCGTACACCTTATCATTATGAACAATATTATGAACCAGAAGAACCTGAATATTATGAACCAGAAGAACCTATTTATGCAGCTGATGTACAAAATTATAATAGTATGATGAATGATATGAATTCTAGAAATGCATTTAATTCTCAACCATCATCTTATGATAGGTCATTTAATTCTAAATATGGGCGTGGTGTTAATTCATCTGATGTTTTAAAACAAGGATTAACACAAAATGCTGTAGACCTTGTTAATGCAGCAACAGCACGAGCTATTAAAGGTATTACAGGAGGTACAGTAAATTCTTCTGATGTATTGAAAAAATCATTAACTCAAAATGCGTTAGATATTGTAGATGCAGCAACTGCCAGAGCTATTAAAGGTATTTCTGGTAGTGGAATGAATTCATCAGACATGCTTAAACAAGGATTAACTCAAAATGCTGTAGACTTAGTTAATGCAGCAACAGCACGAGCTATTAAAGGTATTGCTGGTGGACGTATTAGAGGATGCGGAGGACCTAGTGCAGCAACAAGAGAAGTATGGCGTCAACAAGCAGCTAAAAATGAAAGAAATCTAGAAAAAGATAAAAAACAAGATAAAGCTGTTAAGGCTGGTGGTCCATTATTTGGTCAAATGGTATATGATTCTCAAAACCGTGAAGAAAGACATAACAATAATCCAGGACTATATGATCCACAAAAAACATATTCAAGTACTCAATATTATGGTAATGGAGTAACTGATTCTTTAAATTTTTATTCAGATGATAATGTAGAAGATAGAAAGAAGAAACGTGAAAATGATAAGTACGGTGCTCTTAAAGGTAAAGGACTTAAAAAAGGATCTCCAGAAATGAAAGCTAAAATGGCAAAGATCCGATCAATGCGTGGTAAAGGTATGGTAAGTTCTGAACAAAAAGAAGCTGATGCAAAAATGCAAGCAGATATGGCAGCGGCGGCAAGACGAGCTGATAAACAAGAAGATAAACAAAATCATAAACAAAAAGTTAAAAATGACCAATGGAATGTTTTTAAGTCTTAATATAAATAGAAATTAATATATATATATATAATGAAAGTATATATTTATAAAATTCAAGATAATATTAATCCAGAACAATTTTATATAGGTAGTACATTAAATATATCAAGACGTAAAAGCCATCATAAAAAGAATGTAAAGAATAAATGTGGTAAATTATATTGGTGTAAATTATATTTATACATTAGAGAACATGGAGGATGGGATAATATGACCTTTAGTAAAATACATGAAAAAGAAATTGAAAAATTATCTGACGGTACAGAAGAAGAACAAGCAATTATTAATTTATTAAAACCAACTTTAAATTCAAATAAATCTTCTATTAATAATAATTGTATAACTACATATAAAGATATATCAGTTATTATATAGTATGTTCCTATTTTAATTAATAAGGAAACTATTTAAAGGCTATATTATATAATATATATAATGGAAATTGTAGATGAAACTAAAGTAGTACAGAATTCTGATGAAATGAATAAAAAAGAAATTGTATGGTTTAAAGATATTGAATATGTAGAACCTAATGAACGTGAAAAGGAAATGTTAAAAGGTACACTAAACACTACAGAACTTTTAAAAAGTGAAGAAGAAGAAGTAGTATTGAAAACAGAACAGGAATTAATTAAAGAAAAGTGTACACAGATTAAATTATGTGCACTATTTAAAATGAATGAAAAACTTATACAAAATACTTCATATTTTTCTAATGATAAAAAAGTTCGCTTACTTGAATTAATGAATGAAATTAATGTTACTTATTCTAATGAAAAATTAATTGAAGAATTTAATAAAATTTGTGCATTAAAACTATTTGATGAAAAATTTGATTCTTCTAAATATAGTGTTTAATATATTTTTTATATTATAATTTTTATTAATTATAATATAATAACCATTTAAACAAAAATTATATATTTATATTATAATATGAGCGGACAACCCTATAAATATAGTACTGATATAGAACGATTCAGAAATGATTATTTAAATTCATTAAATCTACGTGCAGAGATT